TTGAGCATCAACCCACGATGGGTAGGTGTCTCTGAACGAAGCCGCTTGATGCAAGTCCAGCGGCTTTTTTATTGCTGAACCGGTAGCCTGAACACGCAGGATGGCTATCAAGGTGTGACGAGCCTTAAATTCTCGGGCTACTTCTGTGGCCGACACGTCAAGAAAGCAGAACGACCCTCGACGAATCGGGGGCACCTTACTGGCAAGACGGGTGGTACGTGATCTCTGTAAATCGTACGAAACAGGCTCTAGGCAAAAATGACGCCCTGGCAACAGGGTAGGCGACTGGCCCACGTTACGGGTTCCTGATCCAAGTACAGAGTGCTGAACAACAAGTCCAACGGTCATTGCGACCGTCCCCATCAGGATAACGCAGGGTAAAGGATGGATACGTAGGTCAAAAGCTTACGTCTTGCCCTTTGCTTGATTCGATAGTAAACTTCAATTGTCTTGCCAAGATAGATAGCTAACCACTATCTGAGCCGCCAACTAAACACTGGCGGCTTTTTTATTGCCACAACGAAAGACCCCCATGGCCACATCGCCAATGACCCCGCAGCCCATGGGCGTGCCAGCAAAAACCTACGAGATCTGCATCAAAGTCGCAGGCGACTCGATCAGCGTCTATTCCGAGCCCGGAGAAGCCGAAGGCGAAGAAGGCATGGGCATGGATCCCGGCGCCATGCAGGCCGGAGAAGTGGACAACGAAGCCGCGGCCATCCCTGCCGGCTCAATGGACGAGGCCATGGCCATTGCAAAGCAGATCCACGCCAACGGCGGGAAGATGCCCAAGGCAGACGGGATGTCTCCTGAAGAGGCATTCAGCGCTGGATTCCAGGGCTCGGAGGTTGCATGACCACGGTTCACCTGATCCTGCGCGACACTGACGATGGCCTGGTGGACGTGGAAACGACCATCACCGGGTTCGACCGCGCCAGCAATGCGCAACGCATGTCCGATGAACTGAATGCGTACCTGGCGCACCAGCACAAGCAGCAAGGGGCTGCGCTGCTGAGTGACAAGCCGGTCGAGGTGGCGTAATGGCACTGACGGCAAAGCAGGAGGCTTTTTGCCTTGCCGTCGCCAAGGGGATGACGCAGGCGGATGCGTATCGGAGTGCGTACAACGCCGGGAACATGAAGCCTGACACCATCCAGCGAAACGCCTGCAAACTCATGAAGGACAACAGGGTTTCAACAAGGGTTGAAGCCCTCCGAGCGCCTGTTGCTGAAAAGGCCATGGAAAAGGCCGCGATTGACAAAGCATGGGTGATGCAGCGGCTGGTAAAGGTGTCCGACATGGGGATGCAGGCCGAACCCGTTGTGGACAACGATGGAAGCCCAACCGGCGAATACAAGCAGAACCTGGCCGCCGCAAACAAGGCGCTGGAACTGATCGGGAAAGAGCTTGGGATGTTTGTGGAGCGGTCTGTGGCGCTGACTGGCCCGATAGACGGGCTGGCGCATGACGAACTGAAGGACATGCGTGACGCAATCGAGCAGATTCGCGCTGGTGCAGCGGCTGGAAAAGCTGTCTCCGGCAGCGCTGGACATACTCGCCACTGAGATCAAGCGGAAGCTGGCAGAAAACAAGCTGGCTGACTATCGCGCCTACGGGAAGCAGGCTGAATTTCACCGGGCCGGGGCCGACATGGCAATCCGAGAGCGCCTGCTGATGGCTGGAAACCAGTTGGGAAAGACCTTCTGCGCAGCGTTTGAGTCAGCAATGCACCTGACTGGCTTGTATCCCAAAGAATGGGATGGCGCGGTGTTCAAGGAGCCCGTCACAGGCTGGGCCGCATCGGAAACCAGCCAGGGCACGCGAGACACGGTACAGCGCTTGCTGCTTGGCCCGCCAGGCTCATGGGGTACGGGCGCGATACCAAAGCACCTGATCCTGGAAATAAAGAGGGCCGCGCACGGCGTGGCTGATGCGGTGGAAACCATCCTTGTCCGGCATGTGTCGGGCGGGACCAGCCGGGTGACCATGAAGACCTACGACCAAGGACGGGCACGGTGGCAGGGTGAAACGCTGGATTTTGTTTGGTTCGATGAAGAGCCGCCAGAGGACATTTACGTCGAAGGGTTGACCCGGACCAATGCCACAGACGGCATTGTGTGGGTGACGTTCACGCCGTTGAAAGGCATGTCCAACGTGGTCAAGCGCTTTTTGCTGGACAAGCAACCAGGCACGCACATCACAAAAATGACGATCAACGACGCAGAGCATTACACGCCAGAGCAGCGGGCCGCCATCATTGCAGCCTACCCGGCGCACGAACGTGATGCGCGGGCGCAAGGCATCCCGACGCTGGGCAGTGGCGCTATCTTCCCGGTGCTGGAAAGCCAGATCAAAGAGCCGCCGATGGCCATACCGGCGCACTGGCCGCGCATCGCAGGGATTGACTTTGGATGGTCACACCCAACTGCCGGCGCATGGATTGCATGGGACCGGGATGCCGACACGGTGCATGTCTATGACTGCTACCGTGTCAGCGAGGCGACTCCGGCTGTCCATGCGGCGACGTTCAGGGCAAAAGGCCAGTGGATTCCGGTTTCATGGCCGCATGACGGAAACAACGACACAGCGGCCGGTGAGAACCTGGCTTCGCAATACCGTAAGCATGGACTCAACATGCTGAAGAACAAGGCCAGCCACGCACCAGCCAAAGGAAAGCCGGAAGGCACCGGAGGCAACAGTGTTGAGGCCGGGCTGATGGACATGCTGGACAGGATGCAGACCGGGCGACTCAAGATCGCATCCCATCTGGAAGACCTGTTCAGCGAAATTCGCATGTACCACCGCGAAGACGGGAAGGTGGTCAAGATCGACGACGACATCATTTCAGCGCTGCGATACGCCCTGATGATGCTTCGGTTTGCTGTCGTCAACGCCAGCGAGGACCGAGAGGAAGTTCACGACTTCACGCCACAGGATGCAGAAATGGGCTACTAAGCCCGCCCACAGAACCAGACACAGCCGCCTTTGAGCGGCTTTTTTCATGCTCGACATCAAAGCCACAGATGAAACCGAAGCGCAGAAAGCGCAGCGCATGGCCATCGTCGAGGCGTTTGCCGTCCTGATCAAGGACAAACGCTCCGATGCCATCGAAGGCCGGCGCGCGTCTGGCATTGAGACCATTTGGGCTGAAGACGAGGCGCACTACGAAGGATCGGACGAGCCAGACCGGTCAGTGATGACCAAAGGCCGCACGCCAAGCGATGGCCTGACTGAACCGGTCAAGCAAGCGCCGACACGATCAACTGCCTTTCTGAACATCACGCGGCCGTACTGCGATGCCGCATCTGCCAGCCTGTCCGATATGCTGCTGCCGACAGATGATCGTAATTGGGCTCTGCAGCCGACGCCGTTGCCGCAACTGACCGCTGCACTGAAGGACACGCGGGCAATCAGCAAGGCACTGCCACCGCAGGCCATTGCAGCCAAGCAGGGTGGCATTCGTGGCGCCATTGGCAAGCTGTTTGGCGCTGCACCTGAGCCGACCGCGCAGCCGCCGAAAGAACCCACCGTGGCCGAGGTGGCGCGGCAAGAGCTGGATCGCGCGAATGAAATGGCCGAGTCCGCGCAGCAGCAGATTGATGACTGGCTGGTCGAATGCCGATACCACGCCGAGATCCGCAAGGTGATCGAGACAGCCGCGCGCATCGGGGCTGGCGTGCTCAAAGGTCCGGTCCCTGTGCGCAAGCGCTCCAGGGCCGTGAAGCAGGGGCCCGAGGGCTGGATGGTGGAGATGGTCGAGGAGATCAAGCCGGAATCCAAGGCGGTCAGCCCGTGGCGCATCTACCCTGATCCAGCTTGTGGCGACAACATCCACAACGGGTCCTACATTTTTGAGTCCGATGAGATCACCGCGCGCAAGCTGGACGCCTTGAAGGGTTCGCCGGGCTACATCCCCGAGATGATCGACCTGTGCATGGATGAAGGCCCAATCAGCCCGGTGGATGGGACGGCGACCAAGAAGCAGGGCGAGAAGACGCGCGAAAAGGACGTGTTCCAGATTTGGTACTTTTATGGTCAAGTGTCCCGCGCAGACATGGAGGCGGCCGGCTGCACCTGTGGCGAAAAGCCCTACTACCCGGCGCAGGTGACGATGGTCAACGACCGCATCATCAAAGTGGCGCTGAGTCCGCTTGACAGCGGAGAGTTTCCCTACGATGTGATGGTGTGGCAGGCCCGAGAAAACGAATGGGCCGGTGTCGGCGTTTCCCGGCAAATGCGCACCACGCAGAAGGGCGCCAATGCCGCCGTGCGCAACCTGATGGACAATGCCGGCCTGTCGGCAGGCCCGCAAATCATCGTGGACCGGACCAAGGTGGTGCCAGCAAATGGCAAATGGGAGATTGTGCCGCGCAAGGTGTGGTTCACGAAGGCGGGCGCAGAGGTGGGCGACGTGCGAACGGCCTTCATCTTCGCCACCATCGAGACACGCCAAGTCGAACTGATGAACATCATCCAGTTTTGGTTGAAAGAGGCCGAGGACGTGACCGGGATGCCAGCGCTGATGCAGGGCCAGCAGGGCAAAGCGCCCGACACTGTGGGCGGCATGACCATCCTGAACAACAACGCCAGCACCGTGAAGCGCCGGATTGCCAGGACGTTTGATGACCGCGTGACCGAGCCGCACATTGGCCGGTATTACGAATACCTCTTGTTGCACGGGCCAGACGAGTGCAAGGGTGATTTCACGATTGATGCGCGCGGATCGTCGGCGCTGATCGAGCGCGACACGCAGAGCCAGCAACTGCCCATGTTGCTACAGATGAGTGTCAACCCGGCGTTTGGACTGGACCCTGAAAGCGTGATGGCCGAGCTGATGAAGTCCATGCGCTTCGACACCAAGGCGATGAAGCTGTCGGACGAGAAGAAGGCCGAGTTGGCGCAGCGACAGCCGCCACCACCGCCGCAGATCCAGGCCGCGCAGATCCGCGAAGAAGGCGCTACGCAGCGCAAGCAGATGGAACTGCAGGCCAGGGCGCAGGAGTCCAGCCAAGAGCGCGCGTTGAAGCAGGCGCTGAAGGATGTGGACGCCCGCCTTGCAACCGAAGACCTAGCCGCTGAAGAGCGCCGCGACCTGATGAACCACAAGGTTGATCTTGCCAGCCTGACGATGGAGCTGCGCCAGCAGCGCGAACTGTCTCCAGGACCGCAGGTTCTGAATCCGCCGACTGAGCCGGCCGGCCAGGCGCCCAACGGGTATGCGTACAGGCAATGACAGAACACGACGATGTGATGGTGCTGCAGCTGCGCTTGCTGGACCTGAACGACCGGCAATCGCCAACGTGGCGAAAGCTGCGCGACCACTGTGAACAACGCCTGCAGGAATTGCGGGAAAAAAACGACAACGATCTTGGTGAGTTAGCCACCGCAAAACTGCGCGGGCAACTGGCCGAGATCCGGTATCTGCTGGCTCTTGGCGACCAAGACCCGGCGACGGAAGCGGACGAGGCATAACAGCCGCCTTCGCTGTAACTGGCCCGCCCTGTGCGGGCTTTTGTATTTGGAGCCAAAGCAATGGAAGACGAAGTAAGCGCCGAAGCGCTCGCGCAGGAGGAAGCCGCTTTCAGCGACGGTTTCAACGCGGTAGAGACAAAGACGGAGCGACCAGCTCCCGAGTCGAAGCCAGCCGAACCCGAAGCCAAGCCGGCTGATGAACCTGTGGCGCAAGAGCCTGCAAAGGAGCCCGAACAGGCGCCCGTTGCCGCCCTGACGCCGCAAGAGATCACCGAGTTGCGTGCTGCTGCCCAGGCGATTCCGGGGATGCAAACCAAGTTGCGTGAAGCGTATGGACGCATCGGCGCACTGAATGATTTGCTGCACAAGAAGAGCGAAGAAAAGAAGGCCGATGGTCAGCCAGCCGCCCTCTCTCGCCTGGAAATGAAGCGGATCAAGGAAGCCTACCCGGAACTGGCGGACGACCTGACGGCCGACATTGGTGATGCGCTGGCATCGCTGAAGACGACCGCGCAAGACCCCGCCGAGATGGAGCGCCTGATTGCGGATCGAGTCGCAGCGGCAAGCCTGGAAATGCGGAAAGAAGCACTGGCCGAGCGCCATCCCGATTGGGAAGACGTGAAGAAGTCAGACGTGTTCTGGAAGTGGATGGGCGAACTGCCAGCCGACGAAGCCAAAGCAATTCAGACCAGCGCCAGCCCGATGTTCATTGCATCGAAGCTCGACACGTTCAAAGCGTGGCGGGACAAGGCATCCAAAGCCAAAGAGAAGAGCCAAGAG